CCGTTGCAGCCGTGCCGCCTGTACCTACTGCCGTGGTGCGAGTCAGATTGACCTCAACGCCCAGCGTGCCGGTGACCGCCGTATCGTTGTCCACAAAACAGAACGCTGACAGCACGCGGATGGATACCCCGCTGCCGGTGGCGTTGAACAAGTCCAAGAAGACTTTGGAAGCACCCACCGCTTGGCTGGGGCATGTCAGGCGGTACTGGGGCAGGCTGCCGGTGAGATGGCCGTCGGGGTAGGCCAACATAACGATTTGGTACTCTTTGGCCGACACCAACTGTGTGGCAACCGTCGCCCCCGAGCCAGGGGTGACGTTGATTGAGTCGTTTGGCAGCGCCATGATTACGCGCTCAGTGCCGTGTAGGTCAGCGAGCTGCAGCTCACGGTGTCCCCCGCTGCCACCGTCAGGCCGTTGGTCATGTTGATGTCTGAGCCCGATGCCGCCACCGCGCAGTGAATCACCACCGTGCCGCCTGACGTCTGCAGGGTTGCCGTCGCCACAGGGCTCGCGTTACCCGCAGCGTTGGTGTCGCTGGTAATCGCGTTGGCCGTGGCAGTGCCGTTGCTCGATGCAGCAAAACCAGTGGCGCTCAGCAACAACGTAGCCACCGCCGTGCCAGGCGAGCCCACCGTGCCAGACAGGCGGAACACCAAACGCCCGCTGGCGCCAATCAACGCCGTTACAGCGTCAGTTGCAGCGTTGCGTGCTGCCGTCGAGTGCGTCACCGCCATCGGTCAACTCCTTCAGTTGTGCTTCAGTAATCTTGCCGACGAGCGTGAACTCTTCGACTTTCCCTGTCTCAGCGCGTGTGATCTGAACCTTGAAGCTCAACTCACCCACTTCACCCGACAACTCCGGCATTCATCGCCCCTTGAGGTTGCGGCAGCATCGCCATCCCGTCCGGTGTGTCATCCTCGACTTCCCGAACTTCAACGATGTCGCCGTTTTCATCCCTGATTGGGACTCGCTTGGTCTTGCGACTGAGCTTGTCCATCAACGTCTGCATCTGCATCGCAGACATCTCGTTACTCTGCGCAGAACCCTGCGCCAACTGAGCCACAGCACCCGCCAACTGCTCCAACTGCGGCGCCATCTGCCCAGTTGTGTTCATGGCCTGCATGATCTGCTGATACTGCTGAGTCACGCCATCAAGCGCGGCCTTCATCTCGATCTTCTGCAGCTCTACGCTGGCCTTCAGGCTCGCAATCTGCTGATCCGACTGCGCTTCCATCATCGCAATCTTCTCAGCACTCTGAATCTTGGCCTGCTCAATCTGCGCCTTGATCACGGTGTCAGGATCAGGCTGAGGAGGTGCAGGCGGCGTCTGCAGCTTCTGTTGCATGCCTGCAACAGCTTGATCCAAGATCGACTCAATTTGCGTGCTAACGCGGAACTTGGATACCGCCCACTGCATCATGCGCATCAGGTACGGGCCAGCCTCGGGAACTTGCTGAGCCATCGGCGCGACTTGAGAAATGAACGCACCCAGGCCATTCATAAACTGCACAGCCGCGTCACGCTCAGCCGCCCAGTCCATCGCAGCCATTGAGTCAGCTTCGACCTTGATGCGGTACTGAGAAACGTGCTCATCCTTCAGCAACGCAATCGCAGCCTGCGCAAACGGCGCATCCGGCGTGCGCAGGACGTTTGAGCGCTCAATGATCGTCTCAGGCTGGAAGTGCTTGCAGATGATCTCGGCCTTGATCCGCAAAGCCTCGCTGATCCACTCAGCAATGTAGAACTGCATCAACTGAATGCGCGTAGAACCAAACTGCGCCTTCAACTGCTGAGCGCTCGCCGTCTCGTTGGCGTTGGTGCTGCCGCGCATGATGTCCGAGATGCCCAGCACCTCGTAAATCTGCTGCGTCTTGTCGCCGCGATACACGCGCAACTGATTGATGGCGTTGACCACCTGATCAATCGGCACCCAATCAACCTTGCCCTTAATGCCGCCAGACTCAGCAAACATCGCCCAGTTATCCACAGGAATCAACTGGTTCTCAGCGGCCTGCTGGAACATGCGCTGAATGCCATCAGCGCTCTTGTCATACACGCCCACCACCTTGGCAGCACGCGTGAGCCAGGTAATGCGCGTGTTGATCTCATCCAGCTCGTTAAACTGATCCTGAGCAAAGATGTAGTCTGCACGCGGGACAAAGTTGCTGGTCGTGGTGTTCGCGGCAATAGGCTTGGGACACGGGAAAAAGTTTTCCAAGTCCAGCGGGTCATCCTTGACGTCCAAGATGACCTCAGTACCCGGCGAGTACCAATAGACCTTCTCGTGCTCCTTGCACCAGATTTCGTACACCTCAGCCTTGGCCCACGGATCGTGCTGCGGCTGCTGCTTGTCGTCAGTCTTGGACGCAGGCTTTTGCAGAGGCACCACCTTGGCGATCTCCTCGCCAAACCGCGCCTCTAGCTGGTCCTTTGTCATGTAAACGCGCCGCGCAACCCAGCGCACCTCGTTCCATGTGCGAGCAGGACTGTAGAAAAAGTCCTTCCAATGCACATAGTCAACGCACGCATCCTCTTCCTTGATGCGCTCAACCATCTGCATGGGGGCAATCTCGTTGCCCATCTCATCAAAGACCGCAGGAACCTCCTCCTCTTCGATCTCGACCTCGTAACGCATCCAAATCTGGCCAAGACCAATCACCAGCCAGTCTTCAATGCCGTTACGAACAGCGGTATCCCAAGCGCTGATGTCCTCATCAAAGCCCTTGTTCAACATGCGCTGCAGCATGGTCCCAGCCACACGCGCTTGGTCATCCTCAAAGTCTTGGAAGGACCGGCTGACATCCGCCTTTGGGGGCCGCGCATACAGCATGGACAAGAGCACCTTCATCGTGCTCCAGAACAGGTTGACGCGACTCTCATCGCGCCCCCAGTCCTCACGCTTGTCCAAATACCGCTTCAGAATCCGCTCGGCATCGTCATGGAACTTCTTAAGCTCCTTGCCAGCAGCCTCAATCTCCGTGCCCCAACGCTGCGCCAAACCCTGCGGCGTGCTGCCAAACTGGTCATCACGCTCAATCTTGTTGACGTCTTCCATTACCCAATCCTTTGACTAGGACGCACGGCAGTGTCCCAAAGCTGGTCCATCGTGAACGCGTAATGCGCTCCCTCTGGCGCGTTTGGAGCCATTTTAGCCACATGTTGTCGTTTTGCCACCAGTGGGCGCACGCTCAAGGCTAAATACCTGAACGCGTCACTCGCGTGGCTGTGTTGGTCGTGCTTGGGCTTGTTGCGGAACGTCTGCGTCTTCTCATCCCACTCGCGCATGTACGCCCGTAGGTGTTCAACGCCCTCGTAGGTCGCGTCTTCATCGAAGTAGCACTTGGGCAAGATGAGCCTGGCTGCTTCGATGCCGTCTTGCAGGCTCAATTCGGTCGTGATGTTGGGCCTGATTCCATTTGTCAGGAACTGCTCGATGATCGACTTGCCCGTTTGCAGGCTCTTGGCCTTGGCATCGTGTGGCAGGAAGACAGTGCCGACTCTGTACGGGCGCGTTTTGATCCAGTCGATGTAGTGCTGAATCGGCTGGCCGTCGGCTTCGTAGAAATCCACGATTCGGTAGCCATCCGGCGTCTCTTGCCATCCCCACCAACTGCAGGAGTCCGTATATCCCAAGTCTGCGGCAAGATTGACCGGGAAACTTTGGTCTATTGGGTATTTCGCAACTCTTTGTTCGTCATACGCCTGGCCAATCAGCTTGGCGTAGTACGCGCCAGGTATCGCGGCGTCAAAACTGATCTCATATTCCGTCGCATACGCCTCTGGCGTCATCTGCGCCTGCGCGTCTCGCAGTTCTTCGGCGTCGAGAATCCCTGTTTTACTGGCTGGCAGCTCAAGCAGCAGGTGCGTGTCTGGATTTAGACGCGCTTCTTCGCGTATCTGCCAAAAGAAGTTCTTGCCTGCGGGCGTTCCGGCGAATATTGCCCAGCCTTTTCTGTCGCTTAGTGCTGGGCGCAGTACGCTGTACCACGCGCTTGGGCGTATTTGCCCTGTTTCGTCGAGCACTACGCCGTCAAAATACATACCACGCAGCGCGTCGGGATTATCAGCGCCCGCTACATATATACGGCTGATGTCTTTGTGGCCGTTTTGTATGTCGATTCTGAGTTCTGACTCGTTTGGCGGGCTGGCTTGGAAGTCCTTTGTCAGCTCCTTCAGATACTGCCAGGCAACTCGCTTGGCCTGCTCGCGGAAGGGCGCCAGGTATGCGAACTGTGGTCGCGGAAGGTTTGTTTCTAGCGCGCCGATCACCAAGTCAGCGCACATCGCCACCGTCTTTCCAGCGCGTCGGTGCGCCACCACCGTAGTCCAGCGCTTCTGCCTGTTGTGCAGCGGCAGGAAGACGTCGCGGGGCTGGTACTCCTGCAGTTTCATTTGCTCAGCCGCGCTATTTCGCGGTCCAAATACCAACGCGCTTTGCGTAAGTCTTCAATCGGGTCATCCGTCTTAAGGCCAGCGCGGAGCGTGTACTTGATGACGTTGCCCAAGCAGAAGTTCATGTGCTCCGTTATCTGGATCACTTCGATGCCCGAGGGGTGCTCGGTGTAGTGCGCGGGGTGGTTTACGGGATCGTGCATTTTTCGCAAAAGGTGTTTTTTGGAATGCTAGATGAGCGAGGAGGGACCCGGTTCTTGCCACCCCCCCCTCCGCGTTTCGAGGGGGGATGGGGGTCGCACCCCGCCGCCGCGCCGGCCCCTAGCGGCCCGCAGGAGCGTCCGAATCAGGCAGCGAAGGGCTAGGTAGCTTGGCGTCCTCTGCGTGGCTCACAGAGGCTTCTACTCCCTGCGCTTGATCCGTCGCATTGTTAGTCCAGTGACTAGGCGGGGAATGCTCAATGGCATCAACCACTTGCGCGTCCACGATCTCGGCTTGTGCCGTTTTTGTGCCGATGTTGCGGCCCGCCAGCCAGTTTAGGCTGATGCTGATCCCGCCTTGCACCGACTGGTTGACCTGAATCGGAATGACCTTTGCCACCATCGTGGCGAAGATGGCCCGGTCCTGCACGCCGCCATTGGCCCGGTCCACCAGCCAGCCAGCCAGCCCCTGCGGGTGGCAGTCCCTGGCCGCGATCTCCACGGCCTCTTTGAGCGAGCGCGTGAACGCGGTAGGAGCGCCAGTCTTGCGCCCGGCAGGGTTCCCGGACTGCCCCGGCTTGAACAGGTGCGCGGGCTTCTGCTTGGGCTTTGCGCTTGGCAGAGTTGCGGCTTTCGCCTCATGTTGCGTTGTCTGCATGAAACAAGACTAGCATAAGGTCAAAAGATTAGGGTTTGTCCTAGTTGCATCATCGTGCGGAAACCTCAACAATACATCCCATCGACAACGCAACCCCAACGGAGCCAACCATGACCAAGATCACTACTCACAAATCAGGCGCTTGGACTACTTTCGAGAAGCTCACGCCCTCAGGGCTTTACCTTGTGAAGCTGTACAGCGCCGCTGGCAACCTTATCGACAAGGTGCGCTGCGACAGTTACCGCGAAGCGCAAGCCTATTTGCGCTGCTTCAACCTTACTGCCCGCAACGCCTAAACCCA